AGGCAGCAAAGAGCCATTTAGGTGGTTCGCGCTTAGTCCACTTATGTAGATGCGTCTTGCCTTGCCGATAGTAGTTTCGATAGTTCTCCAGACTATCATTCGAGATAATGTATTGTTCAGCCATCGCCGGAGTGACTGGTGTGAAGTTACCAATGGTGATATTCTGTGGTAACCGCATGAGTGCATCGACCATATCGGTGCATTTATGTTTTTTACCATAGCGATAGTTGTATTCATCTAACAGACCTAAGAAATGACTAAAGAGCCAATCATAGTTCTCGCTCGTCTCACGGCACCAGACCGCAGACGGATGATTGATATGTGTAGCCTGATATAAGACTTCATCAAGTTCAGGATCAGGCAGTCGCCAGCGTCTTACGTTTCGACCAGTTGCAGTCTTACCAATATATTCTTCACCGTCAAGGAGACGGTGTGCGGTCGATAAGAGTTGACAACTTTCCAAAATCATTTTCACTACATGACGATCAACCATTTGTTGGGCTGCTTTATGTGGATCACGGTCGATATAGAAGATATTAATTTTAGCCTCCTGTCTTATATTCTTCAAAGAATTTACCAATCTTTATTAATTCTTCTAGTGTGGCATCTTTTTTTATCATATTTGCTCTTGTTGACATAATTAAGATGTTATCTTTGTGATAGCCTTTTGTGTTATCTATTCTATCAATACTAGGCGCATTCCAATGTTCTTTTCTATCACCAGTCTCTAATTTTATACCCAAAACAGGACAATAATCTGGAATGATAATATCATCAAATGTGAGCGTATGTTCTATGTCTTTTGCTTTGGCTCTTTGCTTAGAGTTATTAAGCATTGCTAATGCTGGTTTATGTTTCCAGTTGTTCTTTCGACGTTCACGTTCTTTTTCTGCTTTTTTGGCTGAACACGATTTACAAAAAGGTCTGAGACCTTTACTGGCATCATTTTTATCTACCCGTGAAAATTTACTCTGTCTCAGTTCTAATTTACAACATTGACAGATGATCTTTTCTTTTGGTTCACCATATTGGTTCTTACCGTCTCTTGCTTTAGGTGATTTCATAGAATACTCCTTGTGCAGTTTCTCATATAAGTATATATAATTTTGAGAAACTGCACAAAAAAGATATTCATTACTTCTCACGCGCTTTCATCATCTCATCAGCAATCAAATATGCTTTTTTGGCAAGGTAATCGAATTGACTATTATTATATGCTAAAGATGACATTTCAATAACAGCAGGCAAGGCTATCATTGCAAACTGATCACGCAAGGTAGGATTCTCTCGTTTGTTACCTCTCAAACGATCAACCATATCACGAAGTTGCTGATTTTCTTGAGAAGTCATTCGCCACTTTGATTCATAATCAGTCATCGTTCACTCCACTGTCCGCATAAATCTTCTTTATCTCTTTGGATAAACATAGGCATACAGCGACATTCGATTTTTTCTTTTATACACCTCTGATCATCCTCATATGCTGCTTTATGTGAAGCAAAGATATGTGATGTTGATCTATGATATTCAAACAGACCAGCCCGTTCGTTTTGCTTTTTGACATATTCATTGAGAACGGTTTCTTCCTGATAACCTTTTTCTAGTTCATCATTCCAGAAAACTTGTTGACGAACAGGAACAGAGTATATGCAATTTTCACATTTACGCATCACTTCATTTCCTTAATCATATCATCGAAACACTTGGCGATGGTTCTTTCTGTCGTTTCTCGAATAGCCTTTACGGCTTCGTTCACATTACCAGGCGCATCACGCAACCGATCTAGATCACATCCCATCATATGTATGTGATTTTTGAGAGTTTTTATTTCTTTACGCAGATATTCTATTTCTTTTGCTTGCTCTACAATGGTTTTGTCTCGCCACTCAAGCCATTCGTTAATTTTATCATACATTACTTAACTCCCCATTCCACCCATTGTTTTGCCTGTCCACTCATAAACATATGAGAAGTCAACACCAAAAGCAGGGCAGACTAAGAGTCTTTCAGGCATGTTATTGTGATCCTTATTGCCAAGAACACCACTAATGAATAGTGTATCAGGATATTTTTCTGGAAATAATCGACGAAGGATCATAGCCTGCTTATCGCACTTCTCGCGCAGGCGTTCAATCTCATCAGACATTTCTTTATTGATATTCTCGCGCAGCTTATCACTGAAACAATGCTGCATCGACTCGATGAGGCCTTGTGTTACTTCATCTTTTGATAAGCCTTCACCGGGAATTAATTTACCCTCAGGTGTAATCGTCAAATAGGTTTTGTTTGCAGCAAATGTGAGAGTGTTAGCATGTGGATTACCAACATATTGTGCCCAATTATGGCTTTGCGCGGTTAACTGTGCGTAGCCTTCGCTGCCGACATAACCGATTGCAGGTTTATTATCATCATCTGTCATTATTTACTCCTACAGAAAAAGGGCGGAAGCACGCACTCCCGCCCTCTGCTTACTTCTCACGCAAGGGGTCAGCGCAAGAAGTCTTTAACATCGACATTATCCATGGAGTCCCAGCCATTATCAACAGCATAGGACGATGCAATCTCACCGGTCGAACCGAAGGTCTTTTCGACAGGATCAATCTTAGCCTTCTTAGCAGGTGCCTTAGCAGCAGCGGCCTTAGCCAAGTTCTTAGCAGCAGGCTTAGCAACAGCAGCGACCTTCACGGTCTTAGCAGGCGCAGAAGCCTTTTGCTTCGGCTGCATGTTGCGGAAATACTCGGCGTTCTTCGGCTCTGCAATGAGAGTGTAAGAAACGATACGGCGACCGTCTTTCGTGCAATCGAAGACGAAACCATCGCGGCGCAGGAACGAGATATACTTTGCAGCATAATCGCCAGTGCCGACATAATCATTGATTTCCTTCGGGGTGACAGGCTTGTTGAGCTTGATCACCGCAAGAGCGCGATATTCGGGGCGAACGCCATTGGAAGCAGCAACGATAGGCATGTGTGTAGTCCTTTCTGTGTGTGTTTTAGTCTTAATGATAGGTAGGATAGCCTATTTCAAGGCTATTGTCAATAGGCTCCCAGAAAAAAATTCTGAGAATTTCCTTGACGGTTTCTTGGGTTACGCGGTCGTCATACATATAAACATAGGAAAACACTTGGTCTTCCGTCTTGGCGCCGCGCTCTACAGCCTCGACAACCAATTCCTCAACAGAGGCGAGCCAGTCTTTCATCGCACTCATCTCAATTCTCCAGAACGTAGGGTTTATTCCACTTACCGATATTCACATCAACATACCAGCCAACGTCAAAGTAATCGATTTGAGCATTAGACCGATCATGATTGCCGTTATTCATAGCAGCAAGGACTTCATCAAGAAACTTGCGGATGACCTTGTCGCTGAAATGCTCTTGATACCAATAGTTATTGATTTGCAAAGCATCTTTAGCAGGACTGCCGAGACGAAACGCACCAGGCCGTGCTTCTACAGTTTCGTTGAAGTTGCCGATAAAGTCCAGAGGGCCAGATTTGATATTGAGAACGAGTGTCGAATGATTTGACACCGCGAGAGAGCCCTTCATGCCATATCGCTTGAGGATGGACTTGACAACAGGGGCAATTTTTGCTTTACGCTCTTGTGACATATAAGCCATGATCATACTTCCTCGTTTTCATAGCGCGACTCTAAAACTTCATCACGCCAAATTTCTACTATATCCATATCGATGAGTTCGTGAGCGCCCATTGGTCTATACGCTTTTCTCATTAGTTTATAGAGTTTTTCAACAGACGTTGTATTATGCTCATCCATGAGCATTTCAACCATATTAGAAGCGTCGAAATAAAAATCTTGGAGTTCCATGATCATATCTCCTTACGCATAGTGCCGGCGGGTGGGATCAGTATTGTCAAAGTAGGCGAAAGGCTCATTATCAAAGCGAACGCCCGGTAAATCCTGTTCTGAAACCTGCTTTTGGTCAAGATAGCGATAACCATAGTAACGGTTCGCCTTGAACAGAATGGCTTCGAGCATACAAATCACGCCATAACGGGACTCTTTAGTGCCGCCCTTGGCGGACAAGAAGCCGTTGGCATAATCGAGGATGGGTTGGATATCGACGGTCTTACGAGCGGACATAACGGACACCTTAGCGATGATACAGGCCAGAATTGCGGAGGGTGATAGCCTTCGCACCCTTATTTGCTACAGAGCCAGACATTCTAAACGTCTTGACGGTCTTGCGACCAGCGGGGATCACGATAATGGTGCCGCACTTGGTCATATAATCACGGACGATAGCATCAGTCTCAGCGGTTATCTGTGCTTTGGTCAACATGGGAACCTCTCTAATCATCATGGTAGGATTATCGCATATCTGGTGGAATATACAAGCGTTATTCCTACTGGTCTGACCTGCGAAAAACGCATGGCTCTACCTTACCTAACGTCAGTATTGAGGGAGGGTTTGAGGTCGCGGATGAGTGTCCGTTCGACCATGTGGGCGAGTTCTTTTCCTCTAACCACTTCAAGCACTTGGACATAGAAGGCGTCCGGACCATGCTCACGGATCGCCTGGCAGAGCTTCCAGGAGCGACCCTCGGTCAGTGCCCTACGGACGTGCTTCTGCCACCGGCGCTTGAGGGAACGCTTCGGAGAGCGATCCTGAACGTAGGTCACACCGATATAGTCTAAGTCATTGACGGATAAACGATAAATCAGATGGTTGCGGTCGGAACGTGACTTCCGTGCTTTACGTTGCGTAAGGTCATCTCTCATCATGCCCAAGGATAGCACCATTCTACAGACCTGTCTATTATACTTTAGTCTAATGTGACGTTCTTGCAACAGTGTGGCATGTATGCATCACATTAGGACGCCTTTCCAATCGAATAGACGGCTATTAAAGATATTTTGAGCGACCTCCTCGACCTCGCTCTCCGGGACCGCTGGAACCTCGACCAGGTCGACGTTACGAGCCCAAGCCCATACCATGTCCTTGTAGTTTTCATAGACCTTACCGTTTGCAGCAGGAACCTTGATTTTTACATCAGAGGTCGCAATGCCGAGCTTCTTAGCCATCACGGACTTCCAACCCATTTTATACGGGCGGTCGATCATAGCCACAACCTTACCAACGGCACCCTTGTCGGAGCGACCGCTGATAACCTTTACTACAGAACCTTTATGGATTTCAGCAGCCTGCTGTGAGAGACGTTCGATTGCTTCCTCACGCGCACGAGCATAGAGAAAAGCCTTGACCTTTTCCTTGACTTCAGGAGTGGCGTCAGAGGTCGCCTTCATATCAGAAATAGTCTGGATCCGTTGCTTTTCCTCATCCCAGTAAGTAGCATGAAGCGCCTGTGCCCATTCATCAAACATCACCTGAACGGACGCATGATATGTTTTGAGGACGCAACCGTGGGCGAAGGTGCGTTCTATTTCCTCGGATTGCTTTGTTTCAGGATTATAGTTACGGGTGACAACGGTGATAGGCATGGGTCAGTTCTCCGATCAATCTTATCTCCTTTATACAGGAGTCTATCGGACAAAGCAAGTGATATTCCTGCTGGTCTGGTATGCAGCCAGCGCATGAGCTAAACCATTGATTCCGTTGACTTTTTTGCTGGTCAGCTAAGTCATTGAAATCATTGAGCTTTTTCTAGCGACGATTTTGAGTGTAAAAATCGTCTACCTCGTCATAATCCGAAGTGTGTTCTGCCCATACCTTCTTCCAGTTCTTAATTGGTCGACGGCGATGGTCAGACAATTTCTTACCTTTTGATTGGTCATAATCATAATCATCTTCATACTCAACTTCATTGGTATAATTACGATTTTTCGACTTCATTTTATTTCTTACGTCCTCGCTTAGATTTTTTGGGCTTTTCATAATACATCTTAACAAGATTTAAGCCCTTCTTGTTAAAAATCTCTTTCCATTCCATGAACGATGGGCCATGACCCATTGGTTGTTCATTTATATATTGGTAGTGATGGATGAGTTCATGGGCAAGTATCTCAACGAAAAATTTTTCAGAGACATACTTATTAGCCATGCATAGTTTTGAATAACGGAGTTCGTCGTTTTTGGTGATAGGATAGTAGAGGTAGTATGCATAACATTTTCTTCTACGGCGAATGTCAATTTCATCAAGTCTCGTCAGAGAACCTTTGAACAGTTCTTTGTTGAGTATTCTTATCCACTTTTTACAGTCTTGTAGAGTTGTCATATATTCTTCTTTACCAGAAGTTCTATGATTTGTTTCTGTCATCAACTTTTCTAGTTTAGACAGCTTCTTCTTTCTTTGTGACATATGTGTTCCTTAAAAAGGGTGAACACATAATGTATGTCAATCAATCTTTATTGTCTCATGGCAAAAGATCAGGAAACGCCTCTTTGACTACTTTGTAGTCTAGACCCTTAATCTTAGGTTTCTTAAGAAGCATCATAAGGTAAATTTCGGCTTCACGTTTTTCCAGAGATTCTAAAATCTGAATAAGAATTTGTTCTTTTCGCTCATAAGAAAGACTTGGTTCAACGCGAGGATTATTCTTCTCAAAAAGATATGCACGACCTAGTTCTTGGTTGATTGAAGTATATGCTAGGCCAGGAGGTGCATCAGAGGGTTTGTAGTTAGGCACTCGTTCGACCACAAACTCAACATTCGGATCAAACATACCCTTTAGAACGCTTTTGAGCGCATACGACTCATTGTATCGAAGAACCGCAAGACGGTCTTCTTTCTTGGTTCTTTGCTGATATTCATCAAAGATTTCGTAAATGTTTTTAGTCGCCACTTTAAAACTCATCGATCACTTCCAATAGGTTCTTTAACCGGTTTTCAATAAAATAGTTCAACATCTTTTGCTTGTTGCAGGGCTTAGTAGTATCATAGGCCACGACAATCTGCGATTTAATGTTCTCTGGTATATAGTCCAGATCGACCAACATCTGATTACGCTTATAGTTACGCATCATCACATCGGTCGTGCAAAACTCCTTCGGGTCACTCTGGATCCACTCTTGGAGCTTCTTGGTATTTATGACCTTCTGGCGTTCGCCGATAGCAAAGACGTTATCTGGAGACAAGAAGTTAGGAATGCCATCACCCTTATCACCACGGATGATATGCTCTTTGATATACTCTTGTGGGTTTTCGGTCTTGACGAACCGTTTAAGGATCGGGCTATACTGAACCACGTTCGGATACTTTTGTAGCTGAACGAAGTCCTTGTCAGACGACAGGATAAGAATGTCTTCATGAGCCGATTGACGAGCCGTAAGCACGGCAATAATGTCATCAGCTTCCGCACCATCGACCTCAAGGACGCGATACGGGAAGTTTTCTTTCAGTTCATCACGGATTTTGTTCAAAGTCTCGAAAATGAGATGCCAGTCAAACTCCGACTTCTCACGATCCTTCTTACGGTGAGCTTTGTAAAAAGGGAAAATATCGCGGCGCCAGTAGTGTTTACTGTCACAGGCGATTACAATCTCACCATACTTTGAACGGAATTGTTTTGCATAGGAGCGAAGACTATTAAGAACCATGTGTCGGATAAGGTTCTCATCCAGCTTCACTTTCGGATTAGATCCGATTTGTTGCATCAGGTTTGATATAAGAACCTGATTTAGATCAATCAAAATCATAATGTTTCCTCATTGCTATACTATATTATATAGCAATTATTTCTCGGAGTCAACCTCTTCGGTGTCCAAGAGTTCTCCGGTTTCACGATGGATCATTTTCACATTATCATCAATAAAGTCATGTAGATGATGAGGAATGTTAAAGGAACGATAGACAGTGGCGCGAAGACCGTCAACAGTCAAACTAAAATCTTTCATGAAGTTATCGGATTCAGTATCTATTCCGAAATTCTCAATCTGCTCTAGCATAGTTTCGAGCATGGAATCCACAATCTGATCGGCAAAACTAGTGATTGCTTTTTCTTTGGCTTTTTCAATTACTTCGACATTGACAGGTGCTTCACGGACGATCTTGTTCTTAGGAAATTCTACTACATTTTTCATTTGATTGCCCTTACGAGAACCGTATCCGTATTTAGGCGTCCGTTGCCAATTTTAGGAACAGATTTGATATTATCCATAAACTTTCTTAGATTGACCTTACCAGCTTCTTTCAGAAGCGCCAGCTGTTCAGTTGGCTTACGCAGCTTCTTTGTAATCGAGGTCTTCTCATCAAAGCCAATCAAGGTTGTTCCTTTAACGGACAAACCAGCAGGTCCCATTGCATTATAGACCGAGAGTGTGCGCGTCTTAGAGTTGAACACCCACAGTTGATTGCAGCCAAGGATTTCAGTTGGCTTGATACTCGTCACCTTATACTCATCATCAGCAGCCTTGAATTTCAGCTTCTTGATAATCTCAGCAGCCGGCTTTTCTTTCTTCTTTCGTGGCTTGCGCGTAGCCTTAGCCACAGTGGCTTGAATGTCAGCCTGACCGATAATCTCTTTCAGTGTTTCAAGATATGCTTTCAGTGCAGGTTTCTTCCAGTGTGAATAAGCCTCTTTCAGTTGTTCGTCTTTGCCTTCTAGCGCATCGAACACTTCTGAATAGAGCGGCTTATAATACTCGGCAATCTTCACGGCAATCTGAGGCTTGATGCCTTTGCCATGAAACCACTTTTTGACCTGTAACACATCTTTGTTGTTGAGATAGAATTTATCTAGTTCTTCTTCAAGATCGCCAATTAGTTCCGAAGTCTTATTTGCAATCCTTTCTTGGATTGAGATGACAGGCTTAGTTTCAATAATTTCAACCTGCTCTTCGTCATCTGTTGTAATCGTAACCGCATCAGAGATTTCTTTGATCTTTTCCCACATACGCTTTTGTGCGTCTTCGGGAAGATGACCTTTATTAAACAGAATACGGCAGTTCCAGCCAACCGTGTTAAAGCGCCAGTTCTCGGCTTGCGAGAGGCGCTTGATAACATCTTTATTGTGCTTGATTTGCTTTAGATATGTGAGAGTGAAACCCTTCGCTTCTTCTGAGGTATAAAAATAGTTATACCAATTGTAGGCCTTGGCTAGATCAAGTTGAGTGCAACCTTCTTCAAGGTCAGGTTCAGGTCCCAGATACTTTTCATCTAGAAACTTACCGCGAGACTTCTTAGCAGCTTTAGCCACGATCAAACTCCGAAATGGCGATCCTTAAAATCGCTGATGTAACAGATACCATCTTCAAGGTATGTATAATTTTCGCTTAGATTTCTGGCATGTTCCATTGCTGCTTCAAATGTAAAGAAGATTTCAGATTCGCGGAAGTAATCGACAATCATATTCATATCACCATCCCAATGATGAGTGTCATCATTGAATTTACCATAGATGTTATTGATGGCTTGGGCGTGCATCACTCGAAATTCAGGACCTGATGTTTCGAGAATGTAAATACCGTTATCTGCGCTCATTATCCTACCACGATGCTCTTGATTGAATCCATACGAAACGAACGCCAGCCACCATTGTCAATATCCCAGACAGCAAGCACGGCTTCGTTTTCAGCTCTTTCTTTTCTTTCTTCTTTTTGTTCAGGTAAAAAATTCGATTGTAGTGTGCAGCGCATCTCACGCAAAGTACCATCAGCCTTTTCAAAGGTGATGGTTGCGATTTCATTCTGTAGTGTGCTTTTCAGTTCTGCTCGGTTCATCATTTCTCAAGAGTTCCATTTCTTCTTCGGTCAGGACGCCATCAATAGTCAGGTCTTCGAAGTTGTATTCTTCAATCCAAGCCCAGTGTGTCACCACCCAATCTTCAATACAGTTTTGTTCGCTGATCAGTTCATGACCTTCACCATATTTCTGAGTCATCTTCTCTAGCCAGTAATCCCAGTATTCGGCTAGGATATCTTCGCGCGTCATACGGATTACAACATTAGCATCTTCACCATCCGGCTCGTTGTAATAATAAATTTTCATTGTTGTGTTCCTAAGACACCGGTTCCTTCTAGGTATTCAGCAAAGTCCTCATAACCACCTATACGCTTATTATACACGAAAATCTGTGGGACTGTCAATGGTAAATGTGCAGGAACAAGACTACGCAATTCCTCTTTCGTGTAATCTTGTCCTAGTTTATATTCCTCGTATTTGAGGTCATAGTCTTGCATGAGGCGCTTAGCCTTGACGCACCAAACGCAATCATCTTTTGTGTAAATCTTATACATCATAAGACTCCTAATTCTTTCAACTTCTGGATACTGTTAGCAGCGGAAGTATGTAGCACCCAAATGCCACCGCCCTTCTCCCACACATGCTGCCACTTTGTCCAGTCATCCACGATCACATCGCCAGGCTTGGCATACTTGATCTTATCCTTCGACCGACAGACAATCATCTCAGTCTCAGGGAAATACTTATCCCGAAACTTTAACTTTTGTTCAACAGCCCATTCTCCGCGCGGCCGACCTGTCAGAATAACAGGATTGAGGTGCTTCACAGCATCAAAGAGTTCATAAGCATCAGGCAAAGGCTCAAGAGTGCCGAAAAAGTCGTGCTTCTGTTCGATACGGTTCCACATTTCGGCTTCACCAAACCGATCTTCAAAATCGTTTGGGTG